ATTATCACATGTTTCACGTGTTTAAGGTAAAAGCAGTACCCGCTGTACTGTGTGCGACGGCTTGCTATGGTTTCTACAAACTATACAAGATCAAGAGCACGCAATGGAAGCGCATGGAGGCGGTTAAAGAGCAAACTTTAATCGAAGTGGAGTATGAGACTGAAGAGTTTCTACCTGCAAAATTCAAGGAGAACAATGGACACCTTGTACATGTAGAAGTGAACGGAACCACTGAGGAGTCAGAGGTTACCACCACAACAGAACAAACCAATGAGGACGGAACTGTTGAAGAGACTACCGAAACTATTGTTACGGAAGTTAAAGTTGAGGAGAAGACTTATCATCACAAACATGCTAAATTTACTGAGTATGTATTTGATAAGATCTCCCTCGGCGTTGGGCGCGTGCAACCGCGTGACCAAATCGCGTTGCGAGCAACGAAACAAGTAATCCGTCGTAAGGTCAATGAACTCTGTGAGGAACACGGGGTTCACCCTGGGGATGCGCTTAAGGTATTTCGGGATGTCTGGAAGAAGTATTTAACTTATTCCACTGAAGACATCGAAGAAGCTTTGTATGAGATGTACATTGTGCGTGACAATCAAGCGCAGGTGCACAATTCTTATACTGATAATAAGTTTCACTCCGCGCCTTGGTATCGAAATATGGTCAAGTGGATTGATCATTTCAAGTTTGATGCCAAGCCGTTGCCGAATAAGTGTTGCTAGGGGAGCTTGGGATGGTCACCAGGGTTTAAGCTTAAAAGTGCATTAACCCATCCGGACTTGATGGTGACTCGAATCCCAGGCTCAGAGACCATATCTAAGAATGTTGCGCCGAAGCGCATGCATCACATCTTAGGTATATGCAAAGATGCAAGCTATGGCACGTTCGAAAATAGCATTGACAACCTCGAAAGAGCGTTGCTGGAAAGAATGTATTTTACGAAAATGGAGGATGGAACCTTCGAACCGCCATTGCAACCACAATTAAGTGTTTTTGATGAATTGAGAAAATTTGTGCGCGAAGTCACCAAGCGTTGTAAAACTCTCCGACCTTTGTCTTTAGATGAGGTTGTAGAAAGCTACACTGGCGCCAAGCACACTCGGTATGCCAATGCTCAAAAGGTTTTTGAGTTGACTGGATACCTTAAAAAGTACTCATACATCACAATGTTTGTGAAGAGCGAGAAATCCAATCTCGCTAAGCCACCACGGGGCATTCAGCCCCGTCATCCTGTTTACAATTTACTTTTGGCGAAGTATCTCAAACATGCTGAGCACGCGATTTATCGCGCTATCGGTGAAGTGTTCGGTGATGGCGTGTTTACACCCACCATCATGAAGGGCTACAATGCCCTCGAAATCGGCGAAATCATCGAGGAAAAGTGGAATTCTTTCACTGATCCCGTTGGTCTTGGTGCCGATGCAACCAAGTTTGACATGCACGTCAGTAGCCCCATGTTGGGGCTGGAACACGAATTGTACAATAATCTATACCACTCGAAAGAGTTGGCGAAATTGTTGCAAGACCAACGTACGACTGTTGGTTTTGCCAAAGCACCAGATGGATCGCTTAAGTATAAGGTCAAAGGCTGCCGTTGCAGCGGTGATCTCAACACAAGCTTAGGTAATTGCATCATCATGTGTATGATGATGTGGACGTGGGCCAAGAAAGTTGGTGTCCATATCGAACTGGTGAACAATGGTGATGATTGTATGATCATCATGGAACGCAAGGATCTCGAACGTTTCATGTTAGGCGCGGAAGGGTTTTTCACAAAGTGCGGTTTCCGCATGGTGTTTGAAGAACCCGTTTACGAGCTACCGAAGTTGGAATTCTGCCAGAGCAGACCCATCCGTACCAGAGCAGGTATGATGATGGTTAGGAATATTCCAACTGTGTTGAGTAAAGATACCCAAACCACACTCGACATTGATGATATCGCAAAACGTGAACAATGGTTTTATGCTATTGGGGATTGCGGATTGTCAATGTATGGTGACATACCTGTATTACGAGAGTTTTACAATATGTTTGCCACGCAAGGTTCAAAGTGTGATTATAGACGACAGAAGCATTTCATGATGAGTGGAAGAGCTTACGAAAGTCGTGGGATGAATAAGAAATACAGCGCTGACATCATGGAGGAGACCATGTATGACATCTGGTGTGCGTGGGGAATCACTCCCTGCGAGCAGTTGGTACTTGAGGAGCACTATCGCAATGTCAATTTGCGGAACATGCCGAGTGTTGGGGAACTCCCCCACATTCGGGTGTCCAATGTGTTGTTACCGTACTAGGCGCATGTATAATATAATAATAGTGATCGTCGACCCATATAAAAATTCCAGCAATTTACAATGGTAAGAAAAACAATCAAAGTGAACATCAACAAGCGAAAGGGTGCAGCACCAAAGAAGCAAACCAGCGTTTCGGCGATTGGCAAACTTTTACGTGCAATGGGCGGTGCCGGAGGATCAGCGCTGGGTGCCTACTTAGGTGGCCCAGTTGGACTGACCGGTGCTGCGGGGACGCAGCTTGGAGCACTTGCTTCCAAGTGGTTGGGTTTTGGTGACTATCGTGTTCAGCGGAACAGTGTGTTAACCAATTCTACCCAATCGATCCCTGCCATGCACAATTCGAGTCAAACGGTCGTTGTCAGACACAAAGAGTATATTGGACCGATTCTTAGTTCTATTGCATTTCGGCAACAGTACGAGATACCGCTCAACCCAGGTTTGTCAGGAAGTTTTCCCTGGCTTGCTGGAGTGGCGCGGCGATTCCAAGAGTATGCTATAAAGGGTGCAGTGTTTCACTACATCCCTGCGTCTGGCACTGCAGTGTCAGGAACGAGCCCATCTTTGGGCACGGTAATGATACAGACATCGTACCGCGCGAGCGATACACCGCCTGTATCTAAGAGTGAGATGTTGAATGAGTATTGTGCTAGTGAAGCCGTACCCAGCGAGGCGTTCATACACCCAATCGAGTGTGACCCGCGCGAGAATCCTTTCAACATCCATTATGTGCGCTCGACTGCAGCGCCATTCGGTGAACCGTTGATGAGTTATGACCTTGGCAAGACATTTGTTGCCACCCAAGGCCAACTCGCTAACGGCAATGCGTTAGGTGATCTTTGGGTCACCTATGAGGTTGAGCTTAAGAAGCCAGTTCTGCACACTTCTGTGTCTGCAGGTGGCTCTTATTTCGCCAACTTCACAGCAGGCACCGCATCAAACATATTTAATGGAGATCCCATCAACGCTAGCGGATCGCTAGCTGTTGAAGCGGATACTAACTCCATTACTATTGATAGCGGCGCAGCACCCTCTTTCCTCATTATGGTCGATTATCCAGCCTCAACGTTTAGCGCGGCAGACTGGACGCTTGCAGCAACAACTGCTAACTGTACAATCGATTTCATTAACTCGAACAACGACAAGGGCATTGCAACGGCAATTGGATCGGGCGCTGCCCAATTCATGATGTCTATCAAGATTGCCCCTGTCGATCGCACCAAGTCATGTGGTATCACCTTTACTGGTGTCAGTTTCACTGGCACTCCTGGTGGTGCATACTTGAGTGTCTTCGCACTTGATCAATAACTTATTTCTACCATTCATAACCTTAAACCCGCAACACCATAGCTACTACGCGTGCCCTACTCAAGCACGCGCCGTCAGTGAAAGTGGCGCGATAAACAATATTTAATTATTAACATAATACAAATTAGGCGTCTAAGTAATCCAGGTAATCCGGATTCGCCCAACATGACAGGTTATAAACGTAAACAACAAATATCGACGAGGCGTCTAAGAGGTTAAGTAATCCAACCCGCCAAACGACAGGTAGCTATATAAACATCACATATAAAGCTTGGCTAGTTTCCTATAATAAAACTACAAACAAACACTTAATTGTGCTGGTAGAGGTGGGTTAATCCTCATTTCCGGTACCATTATTTTAACTCTGA